ACCGCGATGGCTGCTTGAAGGGAGATAATTTGCGAATTATGCTTCTAGTCTGCTTCGCAGCAACAGAACTTAATTTGCATCCAACATCGTTGCAAAACTTAGAAGCAGCATCGTACATCATGGAATCGGGACAAGTTTCAGAACGAATGTAAGGGATTATCTCAAATTGACTGGGCCATTTGACGCGCAAATGGCTCGGAATGCTGACACCATATAGGCGTTCAATGAAACGCATACTTGGAATTGTTGGGAACTTCTTTGGAACCAAAGAACGATCAAAAGAACGCCAAGGATGTTTCTTCCACATATCATCCGTTATCTCAATGAACTGCACAGCATATTCTGCGTGTAATTTTTCAAGAATAGAATAACAAACATCTCTGACGTCTTCATTGAAAGGATTATCCAGCAAATGACCTAGAACACGCTCGCCAGTTACTATTGGATCGGGACGACTGCGTCGCCTTGGATCCATTTCTTCTGGCATTAACATTCTAGCGTGGCTTTCTACTGCAGCTCTGAACACATAATAATGACCGCACGAATATTTGATATGCTTAGATAAAAAATCAACGTCTCCAAGTATTCTGGAGGAATGAATGATCTTAATAACCATGCCATATCTGGCATATTCGCTTACTAATGTCTCATCCGACAGATTATCGGGAACTAGCATTAGATTATCATCACCGTATAAAACGTGTAGCATTTCGCAATGCCTACGCTGAATACCACGAACTATAAATTCATGAATTAAAGTGTTGTCATTGGCAGTAGCTGCCCATCCGCTTTTCATCCCTTGTGCAATGTAAAATACATAACCAAGAGACATGACTATAGGACACTCTATCATGGCTGATAGAATGTCAAGAAATCTCCATACATAAGAATGGCGTAGCCTACCAGTAATCAATTGCTTGTAAAAACTGAATAATGCCTTAAGCAGTTCAGGGTGTAATTTAGTATCCCATCCACTGACATCTAAAGATACGTACCTAAATCCCACTGGGGCGACACCTTTGTCGGCCCTCATATACTTAGCCAGCTTGTCTGCGCCGTTATTCATCCAAGAAAAACCGACTCCACACCAATCAAAAGATTTGTTCATTAATCTAGACCAAGGTTGGAGAAACAACATACCCATTAGTAGATAAGCATAACCACCGTAGATTATTAATCTACCTGCGTCATCTTTATCGACATCCTGTATTCTAGCACGACCGGTAGTATACCATTCGTGGCTAGATATGTAATGTCTGAACTCATCATCGTCTGACAGCATAAGGCTAGCTCTGATTGTAGCATCGTTAGTAACAGCACGTTTCTTGACACCAGCTTTGTAAGGATAACCAGCGGCTGAAGAACCGTCTATCTGTATATCATCGAAGGCCGAATGATCTACCATCCTATTAGTCTCATCAATACATGCGTCAAAACCAGGTAATTTTGTAACGTCATTAAGTATATCAGAGACGGTCAAGGCCAGTTCCTCCTTGCTAACAAGGAAGTCATTAGGCTCCGCGTATTTTTCAAGATGATCCAAACGCAATTTAAGCAGCGGATTAGTCCGCTTGTAAGTAGCGAATGCAGTGCAACATTGCCTAGGAAAATATCTATCATAAAAGTGTTTCAAGAAATTATCTATAGGATGAAGCACGCCGCCTGAATTTGGAAGCATTGTTGGAGTACGAGAATATGAAAGCTTGGTACGCTTAAAATATTGACCATAGATTGATTTGGCAGTAGATTTTAACCGCACAACGCAATCTGAGCGAGCCATAGCATGAGAAGTCTCTCTATAATGTTTGAAGTAATCAAACAAAGCAAATCGACAATCACACAAGGCTAGCACAGCGAG